ATGCGAACCGGTACCACGATGCCTTTGGGGATCAGATCGAAGCCCGATTGCTGTGACTCAGCGTCGTTGAAATCGGCCCAGTTGGCAGGGTCGGAAGCGTAGTTTGCGTTCATGTTTTTTCCAAAAAATCAGGTTTTGAGATGCGTTGGGCCCACCTGCTGGCAAAACTGCCGCAGGTTTGTTCCCGGTTGGGGTAGTGAGAGGTGGTGGTTTGGGCTGCCCGGTCAGGGCGCGGCGGTGGTGGCTGTGGTGGCTGTGGTGGCTGTCGCGGGGGGCTGGCCCAGGCACTTGGCGATCAGTCGGCCCAGGTGGGGCTCCTCGATCGCATCCAGCCGACCACTACGGTCTTTGCTTGGGTAACCAAAAGCGTTGTCGGCCTGGGTCACGAGCCCCCGGTACGGCGTGCCGTCGTCGGTTTTGAGGATGGCCAGGGTCAGGACCAGGTCCAAGATGCCGGGAAGCTCAATGGCGGTCTTACTGCCTTCTAGCTGCAGTTGATAAAACCGACGATTGAAGTCGTCGGTCTTTTCCTCCAGGATGGCCACAAAGACGACATGCTTGTCACGCACATGCTGCAGGTGAGTGAGTGCAGTGATCATTTCCTGACCCAAGAGTCCGTACGCACCCCGGTTGTCAGGCTTGCCAGTTTTTTCACTGAAGGCCTGTGGCTGGTTTTTGCACCAGGAAAAGCACAGGCGTGACAGCACGGTCAGTGAATCAACGAAGTAGCACTCGTACTTGGCCAGCTGCGCCGGATCTCCATACTTGGTGCAGACGTGATCAAAGTGCGCCTGTGAGAAGGCCTGGTCGGCGTTGGCGGTGGGCATGGGCCCGGCCAGGAACACCACGAGGTCGCGGAATTCCGGCCAGGTACGTGGCCGCACCGTGTCGCCACTCCAGTCTTTGACTGACAAGTCACCGGCCTCCAGATCAACGAACAGTGTCGACTGCGCTGGCAGGGTTTTGATCTGCGAGGTTTTGCCCACCCCGGGAAAGCCGACCAGACAGATTTTGGCGCTGTGGCGCTCCTTGAGCCGCTCTTCGGCGGAGATGATGGGCAGTCCCATTACGCCACCTCACGCATCTGTTCGGCAACTGCCGGATTCCAGAGAATCTGGTAGCCGGAGTGACCATTGCGCGAAAACGGCAGCGCCTCCGCCCAAGTCTTGCCCGATTCGGCGAGCTCCCACTCATCACGATCGTTTTTGAACTGGAAACCCAGAGACTGAAGGCGTTGGTTCACAACGCGCACAGACATTCCTGGCAGTTCACCAAGCTGTGTGGGATTGAGGCTGCAGATGGGCTCGTTGGCAGCAGGCAGCACCTTGCGCAAGGACTCCAAGGCCAGCCCGGTGTTCTCATGGATCGAGGTCAAAACGGCCGCCATGGCAATGCCACGCTTCACACCAGGAACTCGGGCAATGGCCTCGCCGATGGACAGAATGGCGTTGACGCGGTCATGAGTAACTGACGGCACTGTTGCCACTGACGTTGCCGACGCATAAGTGCCGGTTTTGCGAATCGCGGGCAAGACCTCATGGGTGACCCAGCGTTTGAAGCGTTTAGCAGCCTCTTTGGAGCTTCCAAGAATGAGCGCATATAAGCCGCACTCGTTAACGTGATTGGCACGCTGGGCTCGGCCCATGCTGTCGATGGCCTCCATTTTCTGGAGGTCATCTCCATCAACGTGGGTTTTGAGTGCCTGAGACGGATTACCCAATTCAAGCAGCTGGCAGACGTCACTGGCATTGAACCAGGGCTGGCCAGCAGCATCCATGTTCACGCGCAGGGCGTGCGATTCAAATTCAAACGGGATTAAGTTCGACATGGTCAAACTCCTTCTTCATGGTTGAGTGAAAGACGGAAAGTGGCTTTACCAGCCTTGACGGTGCGGGCCGCAGAAAACTGCTCCCTGAGCGCCGGCGGCCAGTTGGTGTAGCGGGACTCTGAAACGGAGAAATCAATGTCCATGTAGTCCTGCATACGGTCACCGGCGGCGGTGATACGGTCTGCGATTTCGGCGAGCTTCTTCTGATCCCAACTGACCCGTTTGGGCAATTCCAGGGTGATTTCCAGATGCCCATCAGCAATATGGGAAGTGCCGAAGTCACGGCCGGATTCAAGCAGCGCGGCTCTGGCCTTGTCGCCATAGCACTGCTCCAAAGCAGTATCGAACTTGGTGCGGGCCTGTTTGAGCCAGGTGCTGGCTTGCGTCAGATTGACGTCGACTTCACACTTTTGGGCGTGGGTCAGATTAGCGAGTTGGGACACCGACATCTCTGCCAGTTGCTCGGGGAAAACGGTGAGGGTTTGATCTGCCATGACGACGCTCCTTACTGGTAAGCTTTGGAGAACGTCGAGAAGCGCGAGACTTTGCGCTCGTAGGCTTCGACTTCGTTGATCAGGTACGTGACCCGGGCACCCATCTTGCAAAAGATCGGGCCCAGCTGGGTTTGACGCCACCTGCGTAGCGTCTTGACGGAGAGCCCCCAGCGGGTGGCGAGCTCGTTCTCGTCGAGGGCGATGCGCGTGGCACCGTATGGGTGGGATCGATCTGGATATCGTCCGGATTGAACAGAAAGGGCTTGGTTTTGCATGAGGAACACTCCTTTGGTTGGGGTGTTCCTATTGAAATTCCCAGGACTTTGGGCTTGTACGAGTGTTTTTTCGGCTTTGGCTCGAGCTGTGTCCGATTACCGCTTGCCCTCCTTGCCGTTAACTTTTTGAAATTGCTACATTTTTTCTGCCGTTTCGGTTATTTCGTTTTCGTTTATTTCGTTTATACTCTCAACTGTTCTAATTTTTAGCCCATGAGGAGAACGCGATGAACGCTCCCGCCATACCCAAAAGCCTACCTTCACAGGAGGACGTCGCACTTGCCCGGGAGTCGGGCCGTGCGCTGTCGACCGTGCTACTTACACGCGCCGACACCCAGCAGATCGACTTTCACGACGACAAGGGTGCAGTACGCACCGTGCGTATCCCGACCTCGGCGCTACGCCTGCTGTTGGAAGTCCTGACGGAAATCGGCCAGGGTAACGCGGTGTCGATCATTCCGATCCACGCTGAACTGACGACCCAGGAGGCCGCCGACGTGCTCAACGTTTCGCGCCCCTTCCTTGTCCAGTTGCTGGAAAAAGGCGACATGCCGTTCCACAAGATCGGCACGCATCGCCGTGTGCGTTACCAGGACGTGATCGCCTACAAGAAGCGCATCGATGCCGAGCGCCGCAAGGCCTTAGACGAACTGGCCGCGCTGTCGCAGAAACTCGGCATGGGGTACTGAGGGAATGAGTTCTCATTTCACCGTCGTCTATGACGCCTGCGTGCTCTATCCGGCACCTCTGCGCGACCTGCTGATGCATCTGGCGCTCTCGGATCTGTACCGGGCGCGCTGGAGCGACATGATCCATGACGAGTGGACACGCAATGTGCTAGCCAGTCGCCCCGACTTGACCACAGCGCAGTTGTGTCGGACCCGTGATTTGATGAACTCGAACGTGCGTGATTGCTTGGTGACTGGCTTCGAGCATCTGATTGCGGCGATCAACTTGCCCGATCCCGATGACCGGCACGTGGTGGCCGCCGCCATTCACTCCGGTGCCAGCCTGATCGTGACCTTCAACCTCAAAGACTTCCCGGCTGAGGCGCTCAAACCCGACAACCTCGCGGCCCAGCACCCGGACGATTTCATCGTCGATCTTCTGGATCTACAACCGGCTGGTGTGCTGGAGGCGGTGGCCAGTCATCGGCGGTCATTGAAGAATCCGCCCAAGACGGCGGACGAATACTTGGACACCCTGTTGGCACAGGGTTTGACTCAATCGGTGGCGGTCATGCGCCAATGGACTGTGGCCATATAAACGGCCATCAACTGACATTTTGGAAGACTGTATGGGCAAAAAGACCCTCATCAACGCACACTGTTTGCTGGAACTGATTGAAAACGCACCTACCTCGGTCATCAAGACCTTCTGTGCTGTTGCCGAGTGCCAAGCTATCGAGCGCGGCTTTGACTGGTCGCAACATGATTCTGCGATTCATCCCGCACTGCTGGAACACGTCAAGCACCTGCGCAAGGAGCAGCGCGACCCTGCCGAGCGTGAGGCGCTTCGAATTCTTCGGCTCGCATCACCTCGCGGATCGACCATCCTAGCCGCCGTGGCCGACCAATTGAACGACGCCGACTTGATTGCCGTGTTCACGGCGCAGGACGGTGCAGAGATTGGTCGCTCGGTCTGGATGCGTACCCATTCGGATGACGCGGCACGGCTGTTCGATGTGGCCGAGTCGATACTCAACACTGGCGACATCAGAGGAAACAAGCGCCTGTACGACGCCTTCGACATTCCGTGCGATGACGCGCCCCCATTCCTCTGGAATGATTCGGTCAAGAAGGAACTGGAATCGCAGCTGACCCGCGTCATGCGCCTCGGCGAACCGTGTGAGGTGGTCTACGTGCCGCTCGAAAGTACAAGCAAAAACGGCGACACAAAGACTACGCATTACTTGGTCGTACGTTTCGCTGGCGATCAGGTGTCGGCCGTGCAAGTGGTCAACCGCAACCGGCGCAGCTTTTGCTACTTCCCTGCGCGCGACGCAACCTTGGTTTACTCGCCGGATCGCAAGGTGGTCGAGGTTTATGCGCACACACTGTCCACCAGGGCTCCGCTGGCGAACGTGTTGTCCAAGTACGGCTTCAAGATGCCGCTGTCCAACCGCCCACTGAACCGTTCGCGCTACGACCTGTCTCGCTTCGCCCAGCCGTTGAAAGATGAAAAGCCGCGCCTTGAAGGAGCCAAGGTTGAGCGCCTCTACTTGACCGAGGCCAAGGCCTTGCTCGGTCATTCCACCGACGCGGTGTCCCTCCACATCGATAGCGGCAT